AAGTTAAAAGTACCAGAAATACCAAGAGGCATACCATCACTAAAACTCCCTTGTCCGAAAGGGTACACGAGAAAAACCGCTAGTGCTGCTGACAATGGAGCTGTATAAGCTATAAAAATCCAAGGTCTCATACCTAGTCGGTAAGATAGTTCCCACTGTCTTCCTGCATAAGCAGCCACTCCAATGAGAAAGTGGAATATTACCAACTGATATGGTCCGCCATTGTATAGCCACTCGTCTAGCGTGGCAGCTTCCCATATAGGATAGAAATGTAGTCCGATTGCGTTTGAGGAGGGGACGACAGCTCCTGATATTATGTTGTTTCCATAGATTAAAGAACCGGAAACTGGTTCACGTATGCCGTCGATGTCCACTGGAGGAGCAGCGATAAAGGCGAGAATAAAACATGTGGTGGCAGCTAGTAAGCAAGGTATCATTAGTACTCCAAACCAACCTACGTATAGGCGATTGTCTGTACTTGTTACCCAGTCACAAAACTTTTCCCAATTGGTTGTAGTGTCTCTTTGTACTGAGATTGCAGCCATGTGATTAATTTAAATGAATGTTGTCGCATTCCTCTTCCACTTTGGAGAGGAAAAATTGGATGAGGTTCATCTTATTTTCCAAAGGTAAATCCTCATCAAGTATCAATTTGTATCTTGCTTCGAGAAAATCAAAGCAACTCATCTTCCACTTGTAAGGGTTAGAAGATGCCGGGGATGATATCACCGGTAAGGACGTAAGCACCAAGTGCAGCCACAAAACCAAGCATGGCAAACCTGCCATTGGTTTCTTCTGCGCTGTGCCATTGATCGTGTGAATGGTCGTGTTCGCCATTGCAATCTTTGTTGTGTGACATAAGTCTTGGGGGTGTTTCGTTTGCGTAAATGTTTTCGGGTGACATTAGAACTCCATATCTGATCTGTCTAGTTTGTCTATGATGTCCCGTCTGTAAGCAGGATCATTGTCATATCTTGGGTCTGCCATTGCAGCAACTAATTCAGCTTGACTTCTGAATACTGCGTCAGATGTTTTAGATGGTTTACCTGTTAGCATTCTTCCTTCGTATCCATTAGCTTCTTGATATTGTGCTTTCATTCCTTTGATAGCTAGTTTGATTGAAGTAACATCTCCAGAATTAACTAGATTATCAAAAGCTTTTATTTCTGATTGATCTAAATTTTGACTAGCCCATGTAACTAAAGTCTTATAATCTTTCTCTCCTCCAACTGTATTCTGTATAGAACGAATCTCAGAGTCAGTAAAATTATCAGCTTCAGTATCTGCTGCTTTTGAGTATCCAGATTCTGATTGTCTTCCTGCTAAATAAGAATCAACAATTTGTTTAGAGAACCCAGCATCTTGTAATTGACTATAGTGTTCCTCAGTAATCTCTCCATTATTAGCATGGAAATGTTTACTAATTGCCCAAGGGTCTACACCTTTGTTCTGTAAAACACTACTAACTTCAGAGCCATAAGCTTCACTGACAGACTCATAGTTAACAGAACCATCTTCCATATATTGTTGGACAGTTGTTTCTGTTTGCTCTTCTGTTTCAGCTACTTCTTGGGTTTCTTCCCGCCCTTCTTGTGATACGGCATCGTTATTATCTCCTAGTTTTTGTTGTAGTTCTAAGTAAGCTTTTTCTAATTGTTCTGCACTTTGATACTTACCAGCTAGAAGTCCTTCCTGTTCAGCAACAAGTTTTTCTCCCACCTCAAGTGAGTCTTGTTCCTCAGTAGTAAGTACTTCTGATTCTGGTTCGTTATTAATAGTAAATGTTTCCGACATAATTATTCTGTGGGTGGTACTTCTTCTTCAGGCACAGGTTCTGCTTGATTACCCATCATCATTGCTGGGTTCTTGCTGGGGTCCATCATCGGTGTCCCCGCTAATTGTCCAGCTTGATCTAGTAAGGATTTCTGTTGTGCCATTTGTTGCTGTTGCTGTCTCTCTTGATCGAGTTGTTGTTGTGTCTTAATAAGATTTAAAACATCAATACCTTGTGCAGCAGCTAATCGTTTTATTGCTTCTAATGGTTCTACATATCTCATCAAAGCTTCTGGACCTAAAGTCTGAGCTATAGTTCCAATAAATTGTGTCAATGATTCTCGATCTTGACCTCTTCCCAAAGCATTTATACCAGCAACAATTGTTGGTCTAACTATATCTTTAGGTAATTTAGGTATTTGATTACTTCGTTGTAATACCAGTAAAGTTCTGTTGAGGTAAGGTATTAAGAACTCAACTGTGAGCAATGAAAATATCCCACCGAGTTGTTGTTCTAGTTCTAACTGTGTAAGTCTTACTTCTTCTGCTGTTACTCTTTCAGCATTCCTTATGTTCATAACAAGGAAAGCTTCTAATAATCTTTTCTCAATTTGTTGAGACATATTTGCAGCCGTTGCAAAGTCAGCAGTTTTACCAACTTGAACGACTTGTACATCTTCAGCTCGCCCTTGTACTATTGCTCCGTTTCCGGCTTTAGCAATAGTTGCTGGCTTAGTTGTTGAAGAAGGTGATACGAGAAATATCACTTTGGCGGCGGCTGCCGCACCTTCAACTAGAGCTTGAGATAAACCTTCTAAAGTTTTAAGATCACCAAGAAATTCCTCTACTCTTCCTCTCCCATAATCCTCGCCATCAACTGTATTGAATCTGAGTACTAACCATGGACTTGCATTTTTAGGTGCAGTACTACGGCTCCCGGGAAGGATCTTATCAAATGCTTCTTGATACCAGACCCAGCTTCCATCAATTAATTTGACGTATGTATAAACTTCGACATCATCTTTATCAGAATTATTTGTCTCATCTACAACACTGTTAGTTTCTGGTTCAGGTATGTCATATTCTAGTACCTTTTTACTGATTATTTCTTTGGTGACTATCTCTAAAACGTTGCCATTACCATCTCGGTTTACGACATATCTTGAAAGTGGAAATGTTTTTAAGCCATCTTTACCCATAAAGACAAGGGAATTACCGCCAACAATTAAATGCTTAAGTGACTGATGTATAGTCACTCTGTCATTTGATGCTGCGATATAGTCCATGATCATCTTTTCAATTTTTGAAAAAGATAAATCTAACTCACCTTTAATTTTGGGATTATTTAATTCTTGACCTAATTTATCTTCTTTAACCTGTAGCTTGAAGAAGCTAGTTTGTGGAGGTAGCACTGCCAGCATAAGTTTTGCTGCCAGTGTTACTACACATTTTGCTCCGACTGATTGCCAAGGTACCTTCAAGGTTTCGTGGCTGGGTTTAGACGATGTATCGTCTTGTATAAGGTATGGCAACGTGAGTTCTGAACAGTCAATAGCTTTATCTAAAAACTGTCTTCTTTCGCCAGTCAGTTGACCGTAACGCTCACGTGCTGACTTCATTGATTAAGTCCTCCAGCAGGACCTGACTGTCCTGTATTAACGTTTGGATTTAAAGGTATAAGTAGTTGTCCAGAACCTGAAGCATTTTCTGTATCTGGTTTATTACTTTGCGCTTGTTGAATCGCTGGATTCAAGTCCTCCTCAACTGGCTCCGGGGTAGGTAATGGAGCTGGTGGTGCAGGAGGTGGTGTTGGTGCTGGTGGTAACGGAGCTGGTGGTGGTGGAGCTGGGGGGTCGTTATTAAAACACATTAGATTTCTTCCTCCATTATGGATTTTATATATTCGATTACGCTGGCTTGTCCAGCGCGGAACATAATTGTATTTATGTCCTCTTTAGGATGGATTGGTTTCCATCCAAAGTTTTCCTCAAGTCTTGTTAGCAGCTTGTCCAACCTTTCGTTGTGAAGCTTAAGAGTATTGAGGGAGATTTGTGTTTGCATGTTCAAAGAAAGCTGGCATACGGGCAGCTTTGGTGGTATTAAATTCTGGTGCTTTACCTTCGTACATCAAACGATCACTAGCATCGAGCCAAAATTTTCTGCTCAAATATTGATCGTCATGTATCTGATGCAAAGGTTGCATAATCCAATTGATTGTCGCTTTCCTTAGCTTGTCTAAAGAAGGACTTGGTTTAAGACCAAGCTCTGCACATACCAAACTATTAGTTGCTACATGTATTTGCTCGTCTCTAGATATATCTGCACTGACAGTTCTTAATCCAGCATCACCATTGAATCTAAAGAAAGGAAGAATTACAAAAAAGATTGCTCTTTCTATAACTAATGCTTTCAATATTGTGTGATCTGGATGAGCTATCCATGCATCTCTTAGGCGTATTGCTTCGGCTTCGGCTTTATCATCTACGCCTAGGGCGTTAGCGATATATCCTAGTGCTAAATCATGGTTGTCCTCGTCTTTTACATTTGATTCCAAAAGTTCTCTACTTTTCTCTGGAATCTCAGAGAGTGAATCAGATATAAACGAGCCAACTGGACATTCCATATTGCGTATTGCGAGAGCATTGAAGATGGTTTCTTCTGCACCATATTTAACTTTTCCTTTAGTAGTTTGGACCGGTGTCCATTTCCTTTTTCTATTTAATAATTTCTCGTAGGGGTTCATTGTTGACAGTCGCAATTAATCTCATCGGGTTTGTTGCTCATTAAATCTGCCAAGTAATCGTCAACTTCTGACTGATCCAATGCAGCGTATGCATCAGATTTATCTTGAGTGTCGCCCATTACTTGTAAGGAATAATAGAGCGAAGTTTGTGGTGATTTTAACCACTCTTCGATAAATGCTTCATCGTAAGTCACCATATCACTCCAAGAATTGAAGCTATAGCCATGAAGCAAACCAGTTCTATCAAGCATGATCATTATTTGATCAGCTACTTTCTTATAATTCTCCCATCCAACTTCGGATGCGATTTCTACGTTGCCATATTCCACTCTTTCCACCCCAAACTCACCCGAATCCCTGTCAACTGTACGTGATATAGGAGGTGCGATCTCAGGAGTTGCTGTGTAGCCATTGAGATCTCTACTTCTATAAGAACAACTAGCCGTTGGAGCTATAGCAAATGCTCTAGCCATGTTGTTCTCTCTTGCAATGTTAGCTGCTTTTTGTATGCCCAGAAAAAGTTCGCGAGCAGCTAAACCTGCGTAACCATCGTAGCTCTCAGCATTATTAGTTGCTTCGAGAGCTTCGCCAAACTGGGCATAAGTTATGTTGTTGTTGGCGAGGAAGTTGGATAGACCGAGCAATCCGAATCCGACTTGCCTATCGATATCTGGCGTAAGATACTCTCCAGATTCTCCAATCCCTGTCCTACCGTGGAGTTCACACAAGCTGGACATACCAACACTGAAACCCTCTTGTAAGTCGCCGATGCGACAGGCAGCGAGATTGAGGTGTTGTAACAAGCACGTTCCGCGTGAGGGCAAGTAAACCTCAAGACAGACGTTGGAGTA